ATGACTTAGTTGGTGGAAGTCTAGGAGATGGAGATGTAACTGTACCTTCCCAAGATCTATGTGCTGGATCTGCTGGTAAACCTGCATTACCAACGGTTCTATATATTCCTCTAGCGTTCTTCTTTACTCGTAATCCTGCTGCCGCTTTACCTCTAATCGCTCTACAGTACCATGAAGTAAAGATTAATATTCTATGGAATGATGCTAAGTTCATCTCTGCAGATTTTAGTACTGGAGCTTTAGCAACATTCCCCAAAGGTCCTAAGCAAGCTAATCTTCTTATCGATTATATCTATCTAGATGTAGAGGAACGTCGTCGTATGGCCCAAGAGTCTCATGAGTATCTCATTGAGCAGACACAATTTAATGAAGATAAGGGTATCTCATCTTACAGCAATCGTATTGATCTAACATTCAATCATCCTGTAAAGGAACTAGTATGGGTTGTTCAACCGTCGGCATATACTGATTGTAAAAATCCTGACACACAAGGTCTAAGAGATGGTAACAGATTAAAACCATTCACATATGATCAAGACGCAGTATACCAGCAAGGTATCCAGATCAACGGTCAAGATCGTGTTGAGAAGAAATATGGTAACTACTTCAATAAGGTTCAACTATATCAGCACCACACTGGATCTATGTATACTCGTAAAAGCAAAGATGATGCAGGAGATGATAGACAACCGGGTATCTATCTATATTCATTTGCTCTCCGCCCTGAAGAACATCAACCTTCTGGTACGTGCAATTTCTCCAGAATTGATACTGCAACTCTAGTAATTGATGTATCAGGAGACAAGACTATCAGTCAAGACAGCGATGATACATGGGATGTCCGCGTATACGCCGTGAACTACAACGTTCTCCGTGTGATGAGTGGCATGGCGGGATTAGCATATAGTAATTAAACTTAATGTAATGATTTAAACAGACCCGTCATATAATAAATAATGACAAGCATAGAAGGAGAAACTAAACTAGCTACTGGTCGCAAACCCAATCCTATTACCTATATCGAGAAAGAGGATTGTGTTGAATGTGTTGTTGTATACAAAGAAGAACCTGTGACATTCTTTATCGACAAAGATGATCTAGAAAAGGTAAAAACTAGAAACTGGCATATTGCTACGGGGGGAAAATATATTGGTGCTAATATCAGAATTCATGGTCTAATAAAGACTCTATATCTTCACAATTTTGTTATGAATAAACTAGACTTTCCAGGAAGAGGAGCGAAACAAACTATTGATCATATCAATCGTAACGGTCTTGATAATCGCAAAAGTAATCTACGTCTTATAACTCAATCGGAACAGAATTTGAACCAAAATATTAAACCAAGGAAAGCAAATGCACATATTGTTGAACAATTAAAACTAGATAAACTTCCTAAACATGTTCAATATGTGAGTGCACGTGGAAATCATGGTGATGGATTTTGTGTAGAGTTTAAAAAAGATGGTAAGAAAATATATAATCCGTATATTCGATCAAAAATTTTAACAACTGCAGAAAAGTTTGCTAAAATTATGGACCTTCTGAAAAAAGGTTATGAGTTATATCCCGAATTTGAAGTCAAATAAAACCTATTTAATAGAAACTCGTTTCATCTTTTCTAGATAAAGAATAGCGTCCATAAGTTCTTCTTGCATATGTTGGATCCATGCAGGAAATGGTAGATTATTACCTTCTAAAGTAGTTCCATATTTTTGTTGACCTACTTCAGAACGTTGTTGAAAGCGCTCAATCACTGCTTGAACTACTGGATCCATACTTAGTCATATAATACTCATTCGCACTAAATGGTGGTAGAGGGAATACATGTTCACCAGTCATACGACGTAGTTCTTTTGACGAAACAACATAAGAACCAAAATAGACTCCACATTGTCCCATTACTTCTTGACGAAGAGCAGCTTCAATTGTAGTATTGAATCATCTTGCGTGTAAGTAAAAATGGCATCTCGTGGTGAGAAGATCTTTGTTGCAGTAATTCTAATTGCTATAAGTATAGGTCTAATTTATTGGGGTTATAAATACGATCAAAAATTAGTAAATCAAGGAATGTCTCCCGCTAAGGCTTTATTATATGTCACTGGCGGAGTTATAGGAATAATTGCACTAGCAGGAATTAGCCATATATTTGCTAGTCAAGGATTTCTATTTGATGCATTTTACTTCCAAGACATGTTCATGGAAATAGTCAAATTAGCATTCTAACTTACCACTCACCGGCAATATCTTCTAGACGAACTTCACCCTTACCTTCTTCTGCAGCAACACGAGCATTAGCAGCAGCTAGTTCTGACTCAAACACAGATGTATCTTCATCACGTCCTTCAGGTAGTTTCGTCTCATCTACCAGGATATCAACCAGACCAGTACCACAAGGGGGTTTCTGACCAAACATAATATTCGCAGACACACCCTTCATGTTATCAAAATCAGCAGATAGAGCAGCATTAAACAGAATCTTAGATGTCTCTTCGAAAGAGGACTTCGCAAGAACACCATTCTCACCCTTGTTCATACCGAAGCGGTTAGCCTCCATGATACGTCCAAGATATGTCATCGTATCTACAAGTGTGATCATATGGTGATAGTTCACGTTCTCCCCGCCTCCCTTAAACACCTCGGTGAACTCTTCGTAAAGCGCAACACGAACAGTTTCGATACCAAACACTTCTAGAACTTCATGAATATCATTACTGAATGTACGATAAGGATCAACACCATCCTTGGTAGCCAAATCTAGTAGATTGGTTCCCTCTGCATCCAGCACATACTGCTTCTGAGGAGTATAACCACCAACCTTCTCATCATAGATCAGTTCATCTGCAATCTCACGCAGATATACACGACCAATTCCTTCGACACCGGTCAGGACTGTATCTAGTAGCTTATCTTCGATGAACCGCAAAGATAGAGCATTCTTTACTGTATCAGTTCCAAACACGATACGTAGAACCATCTTACCAGGAGTATTCGTATCAGAGTGAACACATCCAAATACACGAAGGACTTTATTATTCTCAATCTTGGACTGGATGAGTGACATATCAATAACATTACGGTAAGCCATCTCCTGCGTATCAAGCTCTAGACGCATGATCCAAGGAGACAGGCAAGTTGTTCCCTGCGTAACAGAGAACTTCTCGTAGCTCTGTAGAATTTCACGATCTTCCTGTACAGCAGTGTCAGAAGAGAGGGGATTAGGATCATAATAGATTCGTACAGATCGAGTAATATCACGCAAAGTGGTCTTCTGGATATCGCGAATCTTAGATAGAGCAGCAGTTTGGTCTACAGAGATCGCCGTATCCAAATATACTACATTTGAAGGATTCTTGGGATTATGAGATGCACCAAGTAGTTCAACAATACGAGGAACACCAGCAGTAGCATTTGCTTTGGCCGTGCCGGCAGAGTGGAAGGTGTTTAGTGTGAGCTGAGTAGTAGGCTCACCAATAGACTGAGCAGCTAGCGTACCAACCATTTCACCAGGATGAACACGAGCCTTGATGTAACGGAATCGAATCTCTGCTAGAAGTTCATCAAACATCTCACGAGTCATGCGCATCTTGATAATAGCCTTCTTAGGCGCCAAGTAGTAACGTAGGAGAATATGGAATAGTTTATTATGAACTAACCAATCCTGAGCACACAACTTACCTAGTTCCGCAACTACATAATCAGGTGTCAAATTAGTCTTAGTTGCATAAGGATTCGTAAACTTATCGCATAGACGTTTGAGAGGAACTGGTGCCATAACATTTGGATTACCTTTAGAATCGCCCTTCTTGTATCGGAACACATCCTTTACTAGAATATCGCGATCCTTCAATAGTTGTTCAACTAGATCAGGAGGATTTTCCCCAATATCGCCATTTACGACTGATTCAAAGTCTTCTTTGGTGGCGCCAAACTCACGATAGATAGCCTCCATCGACATTACCAACAGCTCAATAGGCTGTGCCTCACAATACACGGCATCAATACCATCACCACCATAGCTATGCTGGAAGATAGAACCATTTACGTTACGAACAGATCCATCATATTCGACACGCAAATCCTCCATCGTCTTCACAAGTCGACGCTGAATGTAACCAGAATCCGAAGTCTTTACTGCAGTATCAATTAGACCTTCACGACCACCCATAGCATGGAAGAAGAACTCTGCAGGACGAAGACCGCTAATGAAAGAGTTCTCAACGAAACCACGCGATTCTAGACCGTCGTCATACTTGGTAAAGTGAGGCAGAGTGCGATCCTGTAGAGAGTACTGGACACGCTTACCCGCTACCACCTGCTGAGCAAGCAGACCAATCATCTGCTGAATGTTTATCTCAGAGCCTTTAGAACCAGATGTTACCATCTGTACCATGCGATTTGAAGTTGGTAGTTTCTTAACAGTTTCCTCACCAATCTTTGCTGCAACACCCTTCAGAATGTTCAGAATCTTGTTCTCTAGTTCTTCACCATCAGCACGACCAGAAGAATTTAGAAACTGACCAGCATGAACACTAGAGATTAGATCAGAAACTTCTTTGCGTCCCTTCGCAAAGATTTCCTGTACTGCTTCTTCTGTCTCTTTGTTCATGGTGAGATCTGAAGGTCCAACTGAGAATCCCGTAAAGAGATTGAATTTGGTTACGATATTCTGAATATCATTGATGAACTGACCAGCACGTTGGGGACCCATATCAGAATAGATCATGTGAACCATACCATCTGTAGTTTTAGTTAGAGCACCTTTATCTAGA